TGGATGATGCCTTCGTCATGGGCCTTTACCACATCCTCCGGGAAGATATAGCGGCGGCAGATATCCTCGGACACCTCGGATGCCAGATAATCCCGCATGGTGCTGTTGATGATGGGATCTTTATTGGCATTCTCCTGCCGGGCCGTTTCACTGTCATGGCGGAGGAGGGCGAGAATCTTTTTGTCGGTAGTGTTTTTCTCGCGCAGCTGTGCATGTTTCATCCGGTATTCGCTGTAGTGAAGGGCCAGCCTGGGATGCTCCGATTCGATCAGCTCATCCACCACCATGTCCTGGATTTCCTCCACGTGAACGGGGCGGTTCAGTGCGGAGATGCGCCTCTCAATCCTGCCCACGATGTAGCCGATCTCCATTTCGGGAAGCTGATCCGAAGGGGCCACCTCTCCGTTGGCAGCCTCGATGGCGTTGATGATTTTACTGTAATTGTAGGGGACTTCGCGTCCGTCGCGTTTGATAATTCGCATTACGTGTCCTCCGTTTCTGACGAGATATTCTCGTCCATTCGTTTCTGGGCTTCGGCCAGCAGCTCATCGCAGGTTTGCCCGAGGCTTTCTCTGCAATGCTTATCTAAGCGGTCAAACAGAGCCGCCTGTTCATCCGGGGACAGGTCGATGGTGTAGGTCTGCTCATTGTCCTCGGAATCGCTGTTCACGACCACGAATTCGATACAGTTATCCATGTGGTTGGGGGAAAACCCATTCAGTCCAACATAGAAATCGTACCAGCCGTCGTTGTCGCAGGTGTCGTCGGTGTAGTTGTCCATGGCGTGCATCGGCTTGAAGCCTGCGTCCACGCGGATGCGGTCCGCGATATGAGAGAGCCCATCCGTCGCCATAAGCTGGAACCCTACGGTGGGAAACCTGGTAGGGTAGTCGAAGTAGGCCTGATCGTCGCCATACATGATTTCGCTGCCGAAGTCGATGTACACGTTGTCAATCACAAAAGCTTCGATGAGAGTCATACTGTATCTCCTTCAAGAGTAATGTATTTGCTGGAGTCGTGCGGGCCTTGGCGTAGTTGTTTTGAATTCCCTCTTGACTTCTCCGCGCAGCTGAGTTACAATATGGTCAGAAAGACCAACTTAGCCATTCTGGTCAAGCATATGGAGGTGGGAACATGATGCAGGTCAACATCCTCGAGGCAAAAACCGATTTTTCTAAGCTGGTTCGCCTTCTGGAGACGAAGAAAGAGGACTTCATCACTGTCGCGCGCAATGGCAAGCCGGTGGTCAAGATCACGCTGATCAGCGAGACCCCTGTTTCCAAGCGCATCGGTGTTGGAAAAGGGAAGTTCACCGTGAAGGGTGATTTTGACGCAGACAACGATGAGATCGCTGATGCGCTCATGGGGGGTGCCCTATGAATCTCCTTCTCGATACGCACATCGCCATATGGGCGCTAAATGATGACCCGGCGCTTTCGGAAAAGGCGAGGGAACTGATCCTTGATCCTGACAACACGATTTATTACAGCACCGTATCCGTTTGGGAAGTGCTGCTGAAGCATGCCAGGAGACCCGAGAACATCCCCTTTGATGAGAAGGATTTTGCGGAAGGATGCCGGGAAGCGGGTTTTGTACCATTGTCTCTGTCAGACAAGCACATCCTTGCGGTGCGCACCCTGTCCAGACCGGATAATATCAAGGAACACCATGACCCCTTTGACCGGCTGCTTCTGGCTCAAGCGAAGGTGGAAAACCTGTCATTCCTGACGCATGATGAGCTTATTCCCGGCTACGAGGAGAAGTGCGTCATTTCAGTCTGAGGTATATTCCAAAACGCACGGCTGTCCTTCGGGGCAGCTTTTTCTCACGCCAAAGCGTCCTCCTTTTCCAGCAGGTCGATGTAGCGGTTGAGGTACCAGGCAGCCTTGCGCAGGTCTTCGGTGGTCTTTGAGGGATCCTTCTTTCCGGCGCGGCAAATGTACTTCACGGCATTGCCGAGGTGGTAAGGCATCTTCTGATCCTCAATAAAGTCGATGACCTCAATTCTTCCGGAAGTATAATGGCTGGGGTGGTTTACAGGGTCGTTCATGACTGTCTCCTTTCTATGCTCGCCCGTACAACAGCATCGAGAGATGACTGAGGGCCCGGTTCTTTTTGTTATAGGCTGAACTCCGTTCGATACAAAACCTGTCCGCCACAAGATCGGCGGGATCATCGGCTCCATCGTAGAACGTGGAGAGGACAAAGCGTTCATCTTCCGACAGCTGATCCCAGGCGGGGAAAAACCAGGAACAGAAGTCCAGAGCCTGCCGGTACCGCTCTCCCAGCGTGTCTATTTCGTCTATTGGAGCGGGAGGGTCGTCGGAGCACCCGTTGTTCATGATGAAGGCCATGCTGCCTCTCGCCAGTATGGCCTCTATGGTTCCTTTACGTTTGTCAAGGAAATGCCAGCTGATGTGCATTCCGCGCCTCCTCTCTCCGCGATCATCTCTTTCATTTTCCGGATCAGGTATGAGGGCTCCAGATTCGTCAGCACCGCGAACCAGTCGGAATAATAAAACCGCTCCTCCCGCTGAACAATGCGCCTGGCAGCCACACTCTCAGGATCCTTCTGCAGGTGCATGAGCGCGCACCGGTATTCTTTGACAGAGGAGAGAATGATCTCATTGGCGAGGTCTTCTATCGCCTCGCGCTCGGATACATGTTTCATGCCGCCCCTCCTGACAGATCATAATCAGTACTTGTACTCGTACAGATCATACGGCATGAGCGTGCCTTTACCGCCGATTCTGTTGTAGAGCCGGAGCAGAGCGAAAGCGTAAGAATAATCCTTGTTTCTGGAGTTGTCATCCTTGAGATGGTTCAAAGTGTCCAGATCAGCAGAAGAGATCTGCTTGAGAAATCGCTCCCGGCTCAGTTTCTGTCCATAAACATGAAGAAACAATGCCATGCCGCCTATGACGTTGGCGCCAAGGCTCCACACCGCTCCATGCCACGCTTCCATCAGGAAGCAAAGCGTCTTGGAATACAGGTCAGGATTAAGCTCGTATATTTTCCAGAGCTTGGCCATGCATCCGAGCGTCTTCCTGGCGGCGCTGTGCCCATTGCCCGCGAGCCTGAAACCCGCTGCCTCGGTGCGGCGGCATAGATCCCGCGCCTTTTCATCGTTGGACTGTACAAGGGCTTTCAGCCGGGGCGCTGTGGCGACCGCTTTCGCGTCGCCGTTTTGGAGAGCGAACAGATACGCTTCATCCTCGTAAGTGAGTCCGTGGAAGAGCTTGCAGTCCACGGAGAAGTTATCGAACTTGTTAATGATCTTGAGGGCTGCGAGCGTGTGCGCGCCATCGAAGATGTAGTAGCGGCCGTCGCGATTGCTGATTTTCAACGGGTTAACCAGTCGGGAGTCGAAGTTATCGACAATGCGGTTGACCCGCTTCATGTCAATTGTCCGCTGATACGAAGGGTCGCTCTCCAGCATGACGCTGGGCAGGCGGGCGTATTCATACGCACAGACACCGTCCAGCATGTGAAGGCGGTCCTTGTTGTTTTCAACGGCGGGCGCCAGATCCATCGAGAGTTGTGTAGCCTGGGGATACTTGTTAATATGGCGGCGGCGGTTCTTACGACTCATGCTCGTTTTCCTCCTTGTTCGTATCTGTGAGGTGCTTCTCCAGGATGTTTTCGGCGGTATCCGCGATGTGATCGATCAGCCGGCGGATCAAGTCCGAGTGCTCCTCTGTGACCATACTGGGATGGTATTGGGCGACAGTAGACTCAAAAGCGGCCAGGAAAGCGTTCTGCGCATGCTGGAGCAGTGAGATGACCTGATCAAACATTGCGGGATCATCCGGAATACCTGTGCTGACATGACCTGTGCGGCCGCGGTTGGTGATGATGCCCGTGCCTCCGGAAAGAAAAGGTTTGGAGAGCTCCCTGGCCCGCGCTTCGCAAGCTTTGCAGAACGGGAGGCGTTCCTTCCGGTTGGAAGGAAGAGTGAATTCGCTGATTGGCTTCTCCTCGTGACAGCGCTCACATACGCGGGTGTCGCCGGATCGCTCCGCATCCTTCATCTCCGTATAAGCCTTGTGTATTGAAATTTCACCGGATTGCAGCTTTTTCTTGGTGTCGTCGTCGGCCTTTGCGTCAAGCTCTTTTACCTTGGCAATGGTGTCATGGGATACGCCGGCAATCTTGCCAAGCTTATCTCTGGTTTTCCCATTTTCAGCCTGTGCAGAATTCTGCACAGGCTGGGGAGCATTCCCTCCGGTAGAAGTGACCAGACGCTTTTTGGCCTTTGCCGCGTACATAGGTTCAAACCGCAAGACAAGCAGGCTTCTCTGATAACTGTTCAGGTTCCTCCGGGCGAGCTGATGCTCCAGCATCCAGAACATGGCGGCCTCCTTGTCTGCAAAGGGCTTTTCCTCATAGGTGAAGGGAATGCTATGGCGGCGGCAAATCTCGTAGCGATTGTGGCCGTCCACGATGACGCCGTTCCACACAATCAGCGGGGTATCGCAGCCGCCGTGTACAATGCTGTCTTCCAGCATCCTGTGCTCCTCGTCTGTGAGGGGCGGTATCAAGTCGCGGAGATCAGGGTCTACACGAAGCTCGTACACTTTCTTTTCCATGAGTCCTCACTTTCCTGGGCTGACGCCCGTCAATTGCGCCTTTACCGCTTCCATCAGCGCGTCTTGGGTGACTTCCTTGTTTTCAAGGGCCTTGATGATGCGCTCATCAACGGTGCCCTTGGTTACGATGTGCTGGATGACCACGGTGTCGGAGACCTGGCCTTGCCGCCACAGGCGGGCGTTGGTCTGTTGGTAGAGTTCCAAACTCCAGGTCAGCCCGAACCAGACCAGGGTGGAGCCCCCTGCCTGCAGGTTAAGACCGTGACCAGCGCTGGCCGGATGGATTAACCCTACCGGTATCATCTTCCGGTTCCAACGCCTGATACTGTCCTCAGTATCGATCCGGGCGTAAAGGATGCCGAGGCTGCGGAGTCTTTCCGTGATCCGATCCAAATCGTGCTTGAACCAGAAAGCCACCAACAGCGGCTTCCCGTTTTGCGCCTCGATGATGTCCTCCAGCGCATCCAGTTTCCTGTCGTGGAGCCTCAGCGCCTTGCCGTCATCGTCATAAACAGCGCCATTGGCCATTTGCGAGAGCTTGCCGCTCAATGAGGCGGCGTTAGAGGCGGTCACTTCACCATCCGGCAAGTCCAGAACCAGTTCCCGCTTCAGACGGTCATAGACGGCCTTTTCCCTCGTGTCCATTCGCACTTCATACGAGGCTGAAATCAATTCCGGCATTTGAAGCACGTCCGTACATCGGATTGAGACGGTCATGTCGGCAATCCGGCGATAAATGCGCTCCTCAGCGCCGGGCAGAGGAGCGTAGCTGTAGACAATGGTACCGTTCGTTTTATCGGGACGGAAGTAGGCGGCTCGGTAGTTGCCAATGAACCGGCCCAGGCGATCACCAAGGTCGAGCAGTCTGTATTCCGCCCAGAGGTCCATGAGGCCGTTGCTGGAGGGAGTGCCTGTCAGTCCGACGATCCTTTTCACTTTCGGCCTCACCTTCAGGAGCGACTTGAAGCGCTTTGCCTGGTGATTCTTGAAGGATGACAGCTCGTCCACGACGAGCATATCCCACTTCCATTGGCCGGAATAGTTGTCAACAAGCCAGGGAACCACGTCCCGATTGATAACGTATATGTCGGCGTCCTGGGCCAAGGCATAGCGCCGCTGGCTTTCCGACCCCACAGCGATGGAATAACGAAGTCCGCGCAGGTGCTCCCATTTTTGAATCTCATCGGCCCAGACCTGCGCGACACGGATCGGGCAGATCACCAGTACCTTTCCCGCTTCAAACCGATTCCGCAGGAGTTCCTCGATTGCCGTCAGGGTGATGATCGTTTTCCCGCAACCGCAATCCAGCAGAATGGCGGAGGCGAGGTGGCTGCAGATGAAATCAACCGCATACCTTTGGTACCCGTGAAGCTGCTCCCGGTTAAGCATCCGCACCACCGCCAAACTGTGCAGCCATGGCCGCGTTATCAACCACAACGGCTATAAACCCCAGTTCCCGGAGCTGGCATAGCCTTCTCTCCTGAAGCGGGCGAGGCTTAGCCCCCGGCCTCTTCATCTCGACGAAGGCGACGTGGCCGCCAGGCCAGAGACAGATTCTGTCCGGCGCTCCGCTCCAGCCTGGGGAGACGAACTTGAGGCAGAGTCCGCCGCTCCTTCTTACCGACTTGACGAGCGCCTTTTCGACTTCTTTTTCCGATTGCATGAATACCTCCCGAGAAAACAAGTAACCATCTCAACACAGTTTTCCCCGCGTGCGCGAATATGTGGTTTTGGCTACTGTATATCTACTAAAAACACTGATTCGGTCTAATAGAGATTTTCATAAGTTGTTCGTTACTGTACCCCAAAACTCCACAGGATAAGTGCTTTGGCGGAGAACAGGAAGAACAACCATCTGTGCTATGATCAGGTTGTTGCCTTTGGATACTGAGTCTTCTTGTCCTCCTGACGTTTGATGTTCCGAAGCGCTTCATATGGCGTCGGATCGTGATAGCCCTCCGGGTTCAGCCAGGGCTTCTGATGTTTCAGGCGGCGGTTCTCGCGCTGTCGGGTTCTGTTTTTCATTAGGATACCTCCTTCACGCCTGTTACAGCCTTCGGTACACCCTCTGCTTTCCATACAGAGGCTGGTTCTGGAGCGTCTTGGGCCGCGACCAACCCTCGATGCGAGACATCAGGGATGAAAGGGCATAACTGTCGGCAGGCTTGAGATCCTCTCTGGCGCGTCCGAAGCACTCGCACCAGATTTCCATGTTGGAGACGGTCTCGCGGCGGACGGTGCCCTCCCTCTGCGTGGGATCATCCCCGCGAAGGAATTCTCTCCGCTGGTAGAGATCCATGTTGGACCAATTGGCGGGCAGAAGCGTCTCCAGATAGAGACGGACGACGCCCTCCCGCTCATCCTTTTCCATCGCTGAATTCTGTTCAGCCTTTGCCTGGTCTTCCAGCGTAGACGGCAAAGTCAGGGGCTCTCCGGCCCGAACAAAATGCAGCACTTCAGCCCAGATCTGGTCTACTTCATCCTGTGTAATTTCCCAGGGGTATCTGGCGGCCGCGCCGCTGACGCGCACTGGCCAGTAGCGGCGGTTTCCCGTAATATCACGGAGAAATCCTGATTCAGCGTTTGTGGTGCCGAACATGACGGTCTGCCTGGGGTGAGATTGCACTCTGCGTCCAAAAGCGGCGCGGTACTTGTCGTCCTGCCTGCCAAAGAACGCCTTCAGCTTTTCCTGTTCCGCCTTGCGCATGCCGGCCATCTCGCCGATCTCCATGATCCAGATGCCCTGCAGCTTCTCCGCCGCGGCCTTTCCGTCATTGATGTCGGAGAGCGTGAGACTGTCCGAGAACCATTCCATCCCCAGCTTCGCTATGAGCGTGGACTTGCCGATGCCCTGTTCGCCAATGAGTACGAGAAGAGTATCAAACTTTGTGCCAGGCTTATAAATGCGCATGACAGCGGCACAGAGTTCTTTGCGGGTGACGGCTCGAACATAGGATGAATCCGGCGCGCCGAGGTAGTCAATGAGCAGGGTGTCGACACGGGGTGTTTCATCCCACGGCGGCAGCTTTTCCAGGTATTCCTTGATGGGATGATAGCTTCGGTCATCGACGCACTTCGTCACAGCGATGTCGTAGTTTCTCTGTGAAAAGGAGCCGTAATTCTGGTCGATATACCAGATCAGCTGAGAGTCGTCCTGATCCCGCCAGAAATTGCTGGTTCCATGCTCCCATGGAATGGCGCCTTTGATTTCCATACCGTCAGCCAGCTGGTTGAAGACGATGTTCTTCATGTAGGGGTCGAAGGTCATGATCAGGCCAAGGTTGTGGAGGGTGTTGAGCAGATGCCCACGTTTATCCCGCTGAAGGCGATCCGTCCAATCAGCATCCTCATCATCCGTAAAGGCCTCGCTCGCCTCGGCCCGCTTCTCTTCGAGCAGGAGGCGCGACACCTCCGGCAGGGAAGCGGCCCATTCGGACATGGCGATGAAGCTCTTCTTTTCGTCCTCGTTCGGAAATCGGTGAATGCGGATCAGATCGAAGGCGTTACAGTTCTGTCCCGAAGCCGGATCCTTCGTATGATGGCTGAAGGCGAATTTGTCATCAAATATCTGGACACCAGCTGTTGATGAACTGCCGATCAGGTGGTAACGGTCAGGCCCGGCCGGCTCGTAGACGTCTGGAAGGTACGTATCAATAGCGTTCTGGATTGTGCCCACAGCCCGGCAGAACGTACCGACGATGCCATCCTTGGTGAGAGGATCCTGCAGCGCCTTTTTGTCGTGCGGAACAGGTTCTTTTGGGGATCGGGGCAATGTCATGGGATCCTTCCAGTTGGGGTAGCGGGAAAGAAACTGGTCGGGGTCGAGAAGATCGCCATCGATCTCCTGGAAGATAAACTCACCGTCCGACGGCGTCGTGGGCCAGTACATCAGCTGGGCAGGACGAAATGAACAGGTGTCGAACATTTCCATGCCCTGCTCGGCAGCAAAGAGGCGTGCGATGGCGTTGTATTCCTCCGGCGTGACATCCCGCGTCATGGGGATGATCAGGCGAAGGCGCGGCGCGGCAGGCGTATGGCTGTGGGTACTGTAGGCAAACGCCTTGTTGGGACTGAGGAGCATAAAAGTCTCCAGGAAAGTCGGGGCAGCATTGTCTACGTCCATGGTCAGGAGATCGCGGGACTCAACAGTGGCGTTGCTGCGCACGCCGTCACGGAGCGCGCCGCCCACAAAACCGCCTTTGTCCTTGGCGGCATTGCGAGCCGCAGTCCCCATCTGTCTGTATTCCGCCACCGTTTCAGAAGTACGGAAGGTGGTGGAGAGGCGGCTTCGCAGTTCTTCCAGCGTAATGGTGACGTTTCGCCACTTGGCTGCATAGCAGCTTTCTCCGATGGCGATTTTATACTTGTTCATCGTAGCTCCTTTCTCCCCGTTGGGGAGAGGGGCTCAGGCCCCTCTGCTTTCCAACGGACAGTTTTTTCGCGTTTGATAACCAAAAAAAGAAAGAAGTTGTTCTGTTCCATGCGGAGCCATTAATCCTTCATGTAGAAACCGGGGCATTCGTAGCCGTCTGCCCGAAGAACAAGCCCTTCTGCCCAGGGGGGCACGGTGCCCATCAAGGAACAGATTTCTTCGACCGTGGTGTCCTGGGGACACTCCACAATGCATTCGTCGTGAACATGCGCAACCACCCGGAAGCTGGAGAGACGTTGCATGGCGAAGCAGAGGATGTCACGGCTGATTGCCTGCACAATGTTCTCAACGAACTTCGGACCGTAGGACTCAATGCGGCCCCAGTGCTTTGTGGCGTCAATGCCCATGTAGGTCACGGATTCCCCGCCGAACTTGTTTTCACCCAGTCGGGGCTTCACATAGGAAAGCTGTCGGCCTGAGGGCAATATGATGTAGAGCATGGCGCCGCGGTATTCAAAGATGAGGCCATGAGTGCGCGTAAGCGTCTTCCCCTTGATGGCATCCTTCACAGCCTTATCTACTGCCCACCAGAATTGAACAATGCGGGGATTAGCCGCGCGCCAGGAGGACACCAGCGGGGCAAGTTCTTCTTCAGTCAGCCCCATATCCAAAGCGCCCATGGCTTTGAGCGCTCCATCTGAGCCGCCGTAGCCGAGCGCGAGTTCAGCGATCTTCCCTTTCTGGCGGAGATGACCATTGACACCATGCTTCTCTACCGGAACGCCGAACATCTGTGACGCGGAGGCGCAGTAGATGTCCTTTCCCTCAGCGAAGGCAGCGACGCGCCATTCTTCCCCCGCCAACCACGCGATGACGCGCGCCTCTATTGCGGAGAAGTCAGCCACGATCATCTTGTAGCCAGGGGCGGGAATAAACGCGGTACGGACACACTCCGCCAGAACTTGGGGAACCGAATCATAGAGCGCCTCGAGGGCATCATAGTCTCCTCGGCATAAGAGGGACCGGGCGGAAGGCAGGTCGGGCAGTGAATTGCGAAATAAATTCTGCAGTTGCACGATTCGCCCGGCAAAGCGACCACTGCGGGTCGCGCCGTAGAACTGGAACATGCCTCGGAGACGGCCATCTGAGCAGACGGCAGTTTCCATCGCGGTGTACTTCTTGACGGCAGACATGGCAAGTTGCTGGCGGAGGGTCAAGACGGTTTTTAAAGGTTCCGGGGCTGTGCGCAGCGTTTCCGCAACGATCTTCTTCCCCAGGGAGTCCATGGCGAGACCATTGGCGGCCAGCCAGTCCTTCATCTGCTGAACGGAGCGAGGATTGGAGAGATTGGTCAGGTCTTGCAGCGCATTGGTGAGGCGCTGCTGGGAGAGAGAATCCAATCTAATGGCCTGCCGCACCATGGGCAGGTCAATGGCGATCCCTCTGTCGTTGATCGTCTGGTCGAGCCAGTATTCATGCCATACCTGATCGGGAACCGGGTGGGCTGACAGCTTGCGCTGAATGTCGATTTCCACTTCCACATCACGCTGGTTGTAAGACACAAAGGTCGCCCATTTTTCGGGAGCGTCAGATGGCTTGTTTCTTGTCCTCCCATCATTGGAGGCTGTAGGTTTACAGGGAACACAGAAGTACCGGATCAGCTCTTTGCCCTTAGTCATTTTCTGCTGCTCAAGGCCCAGGGCCGCGCCGGCCCCGGCAAGACTCATGGGAAACCCCATGTATGCGCTCCAGATCATGGAACAGCGCCAGCCTTCAGGAGAAAGGAAGGTTCCCTTCGGGAGAAGGTTCATGTCCCAGAGGTATCGGGAAAGACATACCCGCTCGAACTGGGCGTTGAAGGCCCATTTGTCTTCATTCGGATCAAGCAGCGCCGCGATGAACGCCTCAGGCGCTTTGTCTCCCATGGCGAGATCATACACGGTGACGGGGCCATGATCTTTTGAAACGCCCAGAAGGAGAATTTCAAAAGAGGGGTCTTCCGCGTAACGGTAGACCCCGGTTTTTGACAGATCCGCCTGACTGTATGTCTCTATATCGATGGACCAGCTCATTGGTTCATTTCCTTCCACTGGGCCTCTGGCATGGTGGCAACTTCCCAGCCGATTCCTTCAAGGGCAGTCGCCCGGTCATAGCTTTCCACATCCTGGCTGGCGCGGGTGACGGCGTTGCTGAGACCGTACAGCGAGAGATCACCGCCCTGGATCAGGTAAGTGAGGATATTGTCCTGCTCGGGCATGGTCAGGCCGTAGTTCTTCGCGGTGAGTTCCACCACATCCTGGACGCGCCCGGTGATTGGTGCGTCCGCAGCCTGCGACAGAGTACCGACGATCTGCGCAAAACGCGCTTCCTCAATAGCT